GCTTGAACGTCTACGTCTAAAAGTTGTCCAACATCAAAACCAGGTTCATAAATTTTTGTCCTCAACAAATTATTTATTATACCATCTGATGGTGTATTTGGGGACATTAATAAATTTTCATCAGATGCGGTCAAATAACCAACTTTTAAACTTTCTTTTTTTGGTTTATAAAACATCCCTCCGGATGGTAATTTTACAACGTCATGTGGAAGATTAAAATCCATTTGACCATATTGAGCACTTTTATCCATAATTTTTTTCTTTAAAAATAACTTGACTTTAGTTTATGTAAATAAAAAATCCCACCTAAAATAGATGGGATTAAATAATATTTTATTTTGTTTTTAGTATACTAATATACATCTGTCAGGTCTAAGAGTTGCCTTTACAGTTATTAAACCATCTTCACTATATCCTAATGAATCAAAATCAACACTTGTTAAGAATGTTCCTTGAAGAATCCATTTTTCGACAGCCACACCTGTTGGGTCCAACATTTCAAGGTCAATATCTTTTTTGTAACCAGCAGCATAACCCATACGTCCTGTAACTGATTCTGCGTGTAAACGAACCCACTCCATTAATGCTTGTGACGCTGATGGTCCAATTGGGTCACGGAAAGTAACATCAATTGTTCCCCACTTAAACTGACCTGCAACATAAGTTTCAGTATTTAAGAATGGAATTGGTGTTTCCTTGATTTCAATTTTTGGTCTTGAAGCACTTTCAACATACCAAGAATTAATCCCCAAAGAAGATGGGAATGTTATAATAAACCTATTTTTTCTTTTAGGTTCATATTGAAAGGGCATTTTCATTAATAAATCAGCCATGTCTATCTATTTTTTTTGTTTCTTTTATTTTTATTATAAATATCTTCAACTAAATTTTTTTCTATTTACTTTGTTATTTTTAAAAATTATTGTTGCATTATAAATAACATTCTAGTATTCTTTCTTTTCACCTCCTTTAGTTAAATAAGTTTTTACTAGTTTTTCTTTATCTTCATCATCTAAAAATTCTTTCATCTTTTCGATATTTCTTGGGTCATCATCAGAAAAACCAATTATAGGAAGTATTTCATTGTTTTCCACATCATTTTTGAAGTATGCTTTTTCACCCACTTCTTTTGCCATATCTTTACAGTAAGAAATAAATTCTCTCATAGCTTTGATTTTTCCTTCTTCAGGATTAGTTGCCGACCCCTCACCAAAAGACACGGGATAAAATCTACAAAGGTCCAAATACTCACGTAATTCTTTTGGTGTTAATGCCCTTGTCTTTTTATTATCAGTAACTTCATTACCTATATTTCTGTATTTATAAAGGTTTTCAGCCAATGTTCTACTATTAAGACCATTTTTATTAGACATTATTAAATTATATACACCTTCTTTTAAAGTTTTTGGGTTGTGACCTCTTGCCGTGATAATTGCGAAAATTGAACCTCCGTTTATACATTCAACAAAATCATTCCAAGACGGTCCAACAGACGCTATCATAGAGTCTAATACAAATCTCTTATCACCTTTAACCCCGAAGTTTCTAAATGGGTCTGGTGCAAAATCAACAACAGTAGTTCCCTTATAAGAAAACGGTTCTTTACCAATTTGATGTCTGTGGTCCGCAAAGTCTTCTGTAGACATCGGTACTTCTTCGTCGTTTTCACTAAGGACCATGATTGAAGTTGGCATAAACATTATATTATCATCCCAATCAAACGCGTAGTATTTTGTGTCAGGATTTCCTTCTTCAGTGAACCCCTCATTCAAACTACGAGATTTAATAAATTGATTAATATGCTTTCTAATATTCATTATTTTTTAAGTTTTTCCAATAATTTTTCTAATTGAGCTTCTGTAATAATAATATTTTGCTTTTTATCTGCAAAAGTTTGTTTTCCTTTAGTATTGTATCCTAAAGATTCTTTGATTAGTTTTTTTTCTATTTTCATAGTTTTATGTGTTAAATAATTTATGGGGGATATTACTACCCCCCACTCATTTTATTTTTAGATATTATCAAATGATGCTCCTGTTGGTGTTATAACAAACTCGATGTCGATGTATTCTAACGCTCTTGTTGGTTTCAAGAAGATTTTACCTGTTAATGTGTTTGAATCTAAATCTTCAGGTGTGTTAGAAACTTGAACTCTAAAGTCAATTAAACCTCGGTCTCTTCTGATTTGGTCTAAGATTGGGTTAACTGAATCCAAAAAGTCTTGTCTTACTTTGTTGTCGTTTTGTTCAAACAATAATCTCACCGCTACTGCTGAAATCAATTTACGAGCCTGTAACAACAATCTTCTTACGTTAATTCTGTCAAGTGCAGATTCTCTTATTTGTAAAGTTTTATTACCCCAAATTACTGTTCCTACATCAGAGAAGGTAGCGATTGGGTTAACTCTACCTTTGTATAGAGTATCTCTATCATCTTGTGTCAACTTACGTCTTGCTCTAATTGCATTTACAAGACCTCTTGTATAACCCGCAGATGCAAACCAAGGGAATGCGATGTTATCAGTCAACGCTAAGTTTCTACAAACTTCAGATGTTGCAGGAATATAGATTTGTGTATTGTTAACAGTATCTCTTGTTAAAATCCAAGGGTAGTAAGTTGCTGTGTAGTTAGAGTCAATTCCTGTTCCTTCTAAATTATCAACTGCCTCTTGTGGATATATTAAACCTTCACTAATATCTTGGTATGAAGGTAAGAACATATTAAAATCAGGTGTTGTTGTAATGTAGATTGAATCCGCTCTGTCTGTCTCAATCATATCAATAGCATCTTCAACCAAGTTTGAGTTATTTACATAATCAATACCAGGGGTTGCAAATACATTAATATTTGTTGCTTCTGGATTGGCAAAAGTTGATTGACCCCATTTGTAAGCGTAGTAGTCAGTATTAGCCCAATTTTCTTGGTTAGGTCCTGAAATCGCTTTGAATGCTCCCCATCCTGTTGCCGTTGGGTAGGTTACTGAGCTTGCTGCTCCGTATTTGAATCCTGTTTGACCTAAAGCGTAAGAATCATTGTTTGTTCTATATTCTCTATAGACATCCCACCCATCAAATCCACCATAGGCTAATAATGTGAATTTACGTGTATTTAATCTGTAATAAGGATTAGTTGAATCAGTTGGTTCAGAATTAAATGAACCCACCCCTACTTCAAATGCCGATTGACCTGATGTTGAATATCCATTAGTAATTGTTACAACTGTTGCCCCGCTATCCATGTGGAATCCTTTTGTCAAATAACCCCAAGATGGTCCTGTTGTATCAGTAGCCAAGTTAGTTGGTAATTGTTTTCCTTTATATTGGAAGAAGTCGTAGTCAAATCCTGAAATATTTGAGATACCTAAATAAGCTCTTCTTGGGTTTTCGCCACTTGATATAACTGGATTGTCTCCTCCGCTTGTTGAGCCAAAAGGTGGGTTATAAATAGTTTCACCCGCACTATAGTATTTAGTTTTGAAAGGAACAAATGGAGGAGTCGCATTTGCGTATTCTCTCATAATGTAACCCTCAAATCCACAAGGTAACGCATCAATTGGTGCCTCATCACTCATCTCCAACATGACAAATTTAGATTTAACTTGATATTCACCGTTAGATGTTCCAATTTTATTTGCAATGTAGTTGTTTTGATTTGGGTCTAATGAACAGTTTGTAAAACTTTCTAAAACTTTTACGTTTTGGTCATTATCAAAGAAATCTCTAACGAATACGTCAAAAGTTCCATTGTTAAATGAAATATTACCTATTGAAAGTTTAACGTATGTGTTAGCGGCATTTCCATCAGATATAAGAACAAACTTGAATAACTTATAAACTTTGTTACCTCTTAATTCTGAAACCACAAATGGTGTTTCAGGTGTTTGGTATTGTTCTAAGTAAAAACCAATACTGTCAGTATCTAATGAACGAGCTTTATCAAGAGAAACTAAATCACAATATAGACCTCTAATTTGTCCCGCTCTATAACCATTTTGTAATAATGCTGAATAAGTTTCTTCTACGAATAAAGGAACTTCAGTTCTATCTTTTCCAAAATTAGATGCCCCAAATACATTTCTTAAATAATTTGTTTGTGTGTTCAACATAGATGTTTCAAACGTAAAGTTATTTCCATCGTATGTTACACCTGATATTTGGAATGTTGAGTAAGGGTTTTTAGTTACTGCTGAATAACCACCTGTACAAACCATCGTAACGTCAGTTGTGCCGGACACTTCATAGAAAGGCCCTGATTGAGTTGAGTTATAGTTTGAAATACCTCTTGACCTTAATGTCGCAACAACCATATCATCGTATGTTGAGTAAGGTGCTCCTGAATATGATGTCGTATAGAATGCAACCGTCCCTGAATAAACTCCAGATGTTGGTGTTGTTGAAATACCTGATAATGCTCCGCCTAAACTTTGGCCAAAGTATGTGTTTACATCATTAGCTCCTTGATAATAGTTGAATAACCCATAATACCAAGCGTCGTTAGTTGATGCAGATAAATTAGCGTAAGTTAAATTAACATTATTTACACCAAACATTTCTGTTGAACCTGTAATTGTATTTACTGAAGTTACACCCGTAACACTGTTTAATGTAGATGCGCTTGAAGTTCCCCATAAAATTGCGGTAGCCCCTGACGCTGATGAAGATGTTGCAAATAAATTAATTTGTGTTGAAATATAACTTTGTAAATCTGAAGATATAGACGATGTCCCACCGTTAAATTCAGTATAAGGATTATAAAAATTACCCCCAACGTTAACAGATGATGGAACTGATGTCAAAGTAACTGTCCCACCTGTAGTTCCTGTAAACGTAACAGCTACAGGACCTGTTGTTCCTGTTGCTTGTATTGTTGCAGGATTTACATTTCCAATAGTGACAATTGACCAAGACGGTCCCGCGTCATAACCAGAAAGCCCAAGAACTCTTGTTACAAATAATTGATTTGATTGTGATAAATAAGATTTTGCAATGTAAGACAGTTCATATTTTGGGATTTGTGTATTAACAAATTTTTCAGGATTCGTTCCTCCAAAATACGTTTGAAATTCATCAAAGTTTGTAATAAAAATAGGTTCGAAAGCTGGACCTTGTAAAGTCTCACCAACAACCCCTAAAGTAGTTACACCAACACTTTGTGCAACAAATGTTAAGTCTCTTTCTGAAGTATAAACTCCAGGTGAAACAAAAACTTTATTAGATGATGCCATTTTAATAATATAGTTTAGAATTTATTTTTCTATATAAATACATCGTCAAACCACAAAAAACTTTCCCCTATGATAATATTTATCAAGGAGTAAGAATAAATTCTGCCTTTTTTCTACCATTATGAAAACTGACCAAAAAAAAATAAAAAACTTGAAAATTAAACCTGAAGTTCACTTGTTATTAAAGAACTATTGTGATAAAAATGGGTTGAAGATGTATAGGTATTTAGAGAAGATAATTACCGAAAACTGTAAAGAAGTTAAAGATATTTACGGTGAATAATTAAACTAAGTAAGCGGTTGTTTTAATAATAGACTGTTTTGTATTATCTATTTTTGTGACATTAATCAATAAAGTATCACCATCATTAATTTGTATTGTAGATAAATCACTACCAACAAAATTTGAATTTATATAAACATCATATGAACTAACATTGGTTAGTTCAGTAGTTTTTAAATCAACAGTGTATCTAAAAACTTCAGTTAATTGAGTATTACCTGTGATAAAAAGTAAATCTAAATCAAAATTATCGGGTCTTGGTGGTTGAGTGTTTACCTTTTTAGTTTTTACTTTGTCTTCAGTCTCAAATAAAGTTACTTGTCTTGTAATGGCTGGTGAAATTTGAAATTCTGCCTCATCGATTAAAAGACCTTTCATTATAAAAGTATAACTTGCAATGTAATATTTTCTTTTTTCTAATTCTTTGGCAGATTCATCGGCAACACCATCCATAGTAATTGGAATATAGTGTCCTTTAATTTGAGTATATGCCTGTTTTGATGTGAAGGTTTGCATTACAATTTTATTAAACTCATTAAGTTCTCGCATTCTATTACAAAACAATTTAACATTATACGTAATATCCACAGGTATTGGTTGAGGTATCTTATACACGTCAGCACCTTTTCTTTGGCCATCCCATGTTGGGACCGTATAATAAAAAAATTGTCTTCTGTTTGGAATATTAGCAGCCCCTCCTTGAAACGTTCCATATTTTACTTCGGGAGTTCTTACTGTTGCTATAAATGGTAAAGAAATGTTTTTATCTAAGTCTTGAAAATTCCAAGTCTCCGTAAATTGAGACCAGTTTTGGTTTGTAATAATTTTATCTACCGTTGGGACTAATTTTTCAGTAACAACAAGTTTTAATTTTTCTTTAACAAAATCTAACATTCCCAAATCTAAGTCTGCGTGTAATACACCTTTAGGTAAAAAAGTTCCATGGTCGGTGATATCGTCTAACATTTCTTGTCTTCTTTCACGACCAACCTTTTCAGGTATTAATGGTAAATGTTTTTTTATTTTTTTAGGTAATGCCATTTTTATAATCCTCTAAACTCATTATCAGTTACAGGTGATGCAACAATTGAACGATAGAATGGTTTGTATCCACCATATGTGTGTTTATTATCTGATAATACACGACCATCATTTACAACACTATAATATCTAACTCTTGTTTCCGTTTCATAGTATCCTATATAGTCACCATAATTTATATCAATATTTAATTCTTCAAGTTGTTTTTGATAGACTCCAACTTTTAAATTACCTGGCTCTGTTTGTGATAATTTAGACCCCCCGTAGTCTGCATTTGTTGGTGATTCAATTTGGACATATCCTTTAAATTCAACAGGTGGTAAAAATTGTATTCCATCTTCTAATGTTTCACCGTAAACATCGTCACTAATTGTTTTTTGTCTATCAACACGATATAATACAAGTGTGAAATTCATATCTCCCCCTAACCATTCGTCTCCCATAGAAATATCCATATTAAAATCTTCTTCAGAGAAAAATTTGTTTAATCTTGTAATTGGAACTCTGTTATCTGCCATACTTATAAATACTTTAATTGATTTTTTGGTAATTTATTATTATATTATATATGTGTAATGGAAGATTTTATACCAAAAACAATAGAGTCTCAAGCCCTTTTAGCGTTAGAAACGTATGATGGGTCAAATAACTACATCCTCAATTTAAAACATAAGAAGGAAAATAGTAAATCATTTGTACCGACAAGAAGTCAGGCAGAATATATCAACAACTATAAAAATACTCAACCAAAAGTTGCAAAAAAATGGGTTAAGTTAGACTTATATTTTTCTAAAAAGTTAGCTGAAGATAAAATGTATACCAAAGAACCAACTGAAATATATGTTGAGAAGTTGTTGGTTGAAAAAGATAAAGCATATCATATTTGGGGTAAGGTTTTTAGTGGTGAGACATTACATGACTTTTGGATGCCTAAAACAGCATTGTTAAAAGATAATGAAGTAAAGAATGTCCAAATAGAATATGAAAAATATTCCCACAGACCGCCAATGACTCATCAGAAAGAAGCAATTGAAAAATTGGTTAAGAATAAGAAGTTTATTTTAGCTGATGACATGGGTCTTGGTAAAACAACTTCCACAATCGTTGCAGCATTAGAAACGGGAGCTAAAAAAATATTAATAGTATGTCCAGCATCTTTAAAGATAAATTGGGAACGTGAAATTGCAAATTATTCTGATAGGTCTGTTTTTATTGCAGAAGGGAAGAAATTTTCAACCGAACACGATTTTGTTATCATCAATTATGATATCTTAAAAAATTTCCACGACCCAAAAAAGAAAGAAGAGTCAGAAATATTAAAAACAAAATTTGATTTGGTAATCATGGATGAAGCTCACATGATTTCAAACCCACAAGCACAAAGAACAAAAATTGCAAACGACATCGCACAAAAATCAACAAGGGTGTGGTTATTATCGGGAACCCCAATGACTTCAAGACCTATGAATTATTATAATTTATTAAATCTTGTTGATAGTCCTGTTGCTGCTAATTGGATGGCGTATGCTAAAAGATACTGTAACGGATTCCAATTTAGTGTTGGTAAAAGAAAAGTTTGGAATGTTACTGGAGCATCAAATCTTGATGAGTTAAGAGAAAGAACGTCAACTCACATATTAAGGAGATTGAAAGAAGATGTTTTAGATTTACCTGAAAAAATTATAACTCCTGTTTATCTAAGACTAAAATCAAAAGATTATGAAGAATTGATGGGGGAATACTTTGATTGGTATGATTCAAATCCTGAAGAGTCTTCATCCCTAACAATTCAGTTTTCAAAATTAATGAAAGTTAGAAAGGTTATAGCACAAGAGAAAATTAATAATACAATTGAGTTGGCTGAAAATATTATTGAGCAAGGTAAAAAGGTTATTATATTCACAAACTTTACAGACACTCTAAACATTATCTATAACCATTTTGGAAAACAAGCGGTATATCTTGACGGAAGTTGTTCTAAATTTCATAGACAAAATGCTGTTGACGAATTTCAAACAAACGACAAAATAAGAGTATTTGTTGGAAACCTAAAGGCTGCGGGGGTTGGTATTACACTAACCTCGGCCGAGGCGGTAATTATGAATGATTTATCATTTGTCCCTGCTGAACATTCACAAGCGGAAGATAGGTCCCACAGAATTGGTCAAAAAAATTCAACATCTGTTTATTATCCACTTTTTGAAAACACAATAGAAGGCGCAATATATGATATACTCAACAGAAAAAAGAAAATCATATCAACTGTAATGGGTGATGATATGTTTGACGAAGCGACAATCATAGAAGAAATGTTAAATTTAATTTCTAAGAACCGATGATATTTATATATCATGGAAGTTAATATTGAATATATTGGAATTGAGCCATCAAAAGAAGATGAAAAATTAATTAAGAGTTTTATTTCACAACTTAAAAAGAATTATCCATTAAAAGATGATATTACTATTTTATTTCAAAATAAAAGAAATGGTGAAATGACAACGGGTTCAAGAACCAACAAAAACAAACTTAAAATTTTAGTAAAAAATAGATTAAATCGTGACGTAATGAGAACATTAGCTCACGAGTGGTCTCACGAATACCAACGAAATGTTTTAAAAAGAAAAAAAGGAAAAGATATTGGTGGAAAAAATGAAGACGAGGCTAGTTCACAAGCATCACAAGAAATTAAAAAGTTTGAAAAATCACACAAAAAATTAGAAAAAACAGTTTATAAATTATTTTCAGAAAAGATTGAATCAATTGAATCTTTATTAGAAGTTGATTCGTCAAAAAAAAATTTATTAATTACTGAAATAAAAAAAGTTAGTGTAGATAAACTACCTTATAGTTATGATTCTTTAGAAAGATTTATTGATAGTGATACTATGAATACTCACTACAACAAACATTACAAAGGATATGTTGAAAAACTAAATGTTGAATTAGAAAAAATTAAAGGAAAAGATTTAGACTTAGAAGAAATTATAGAGAAAATATCAAGGTTTAATAAAGTGGTAAAAAATAATGGTGGTGGGGCATTTAATCACGCATTATTTTGGAAAATGTTATCACCAAAAAAACAAGAGATAACCGACCCAATTCTTTCTAAAATTAAAAAAGACTTTGGTTCTTTTGAAAAATTTAAAGAATTGTTTAGTTCAGAAGCTAAATCAAAATTTGGTTCGGGGTGGGTTTGGTTAGTTTTAACAAAAAACAATAGACTAAAAGTATTAACCACATCTAATCAAGACAACCCACTTATGAATACCGAAAAAGATGGTGGATATCCACTTTTAGGGTTAGATTTGTGGGAACACGCTTATTATCTAAAATATAAAAATAAAAGAGACGAATACATCTCTAACTTTTGGAAAGTAGTTAATTGGTCGTTTGTAAATGACCAATATAATAATCAAATTAAAAAGAAGTCCGAGTAGAATTATTTTGGTTAGATATTTATAGTAAAAATATATATGTCAACTGTTGTTATAATTAATGAACCTGATAGAAGTAAACTTTACAAAAGGATTAGAAATCTTTTAGGTGCGCCGTTACGTTCTGTAGAATTAGAGGACGAAATGATGGATTCTTTATTGGAATTATCTATTGAAGATTATGAACAACACGTTCAGGATTGGTTAATTGAATCTCAATGGACATCAGTATATGGTTTGAACCTTGACGAACAATCAATCACAAGAGCATTATCAACAAGAAGTATGGATTGGGAAACTCAATTTACGTACGCATATTCTAAAATTGTTGGTCTTCAAGCGGGTGGTGATTGGGTTTTGAAAAAAGATTACATCGACTTGGTACCTAACCAACAAATTTATGAAATACCTGCAGGTAGAGAGTTGAACGAACTTTTATGGTTTGCAAGACCAGAATTGGATGCTGCTTACTTCGACCCATTCATGGGTGGATTTGGGGGATTTGGAGGTATTGGTTTAGGTGGTGGTGCCGGTTTTTCTCAGATGGGAACAACGGGTAACTATTTTATCACACCCGCATTTGATATCCTTTTAAGAATGGCGGATATTCAAATGAAAAGAAGAATTATAACAGGAGACTTAACATATCGAGTTACCGCACTACCTGAAGGAAAAAAAGCAATTCACTTAATGAATGTTCCTGGAGGTAAATTTGATTTTGGTAATATGAGACGAAACCAACATAGAGTTTGGTATTGGTATTACGATACATTTGATAGAGAAGATTGTTTGGCTAAAAATCCTGATGTTGTAAGATTACCTTCAGATATTCCATTAGATAAATTAAGATGGGATAAATTAAATCCACCCGCACAAACTTGGGTTAGGAGATGGTTTACAGCATATTGTAAAGAAACTTTAGCAAGAGTTAGAGGTAAGTTTAGTGGTAATTTAAAAACACCTGATTCCGAATTAACAATGGACTATTCATCCTTATCAACAGAAGCTAAAGATGAAAAAGCTATGTTATGGGAAGAACTAAAAACAAG